CTAGTAAAAAACTAGGGTGTTTTTTTATTAAATCTAAACTATTTACTTTTTTATATTTCAGGGTATAATTATGTTATGGATTGGTTTAGGTGCAAGAAATGTAATAAGCCATTGTTGAAGATAACGGATAAATCAATAGTGGTGAATGAGATTTATTGCCGATGTTGTAAGACATCTTATCAGGTTGAAATATACAACGGCAAAATTATTAAAAATGAAGAGATTGAGAAAAAGTAATATATTGAATCAGTACCTTTAAGGTCAATTGCTGGAAACGGTGATTGACCTTTTTTTTTATTAAATCCTATAAGGAGCGAAAAACTATGGATGAAAATTCACAGGCAGTTGAAACACCTGAAACTGAAAACACGGTGGTAGAAAATCAAACAGCTGAAACTCAGACAACTGAAACAAAAACTGAGGTAACTAACACAACGGCAAATGAGCCGTACAGAACATTTGCTACGCAGGCTGATTTTGACAGGCATAGTGCTGGAATCCTTAATTCAGCAAAGAACAAAGCTGAAAAAGAATTGTTGGCAATGCTTGGTCTTAAACCTGACGAAAAAGACAAATTAGCAAAGTTCAAAGAAGCGTATGATGCTACGTTATCTGAATCAGAAAGACAGGCAAAAACGCTTGAAAATCTGAGTTTAGAGGTAAACCAGCTGAAAGCACAGTTGGCTGAGAAAGATGCGATAATAACCGCACTTTCACAGATGACAGGCAAAAACTCAGCCGATGTAGACAAATACGTGCGCATGGCAAAAGGTCTGATTGATGAAAACACAAACATTGAACAGGCACTTGCGCAGGTTCTCAGCTTCGCAAAAGTTGAGGAAAAAAAGACCGTTCCGACAGGAAAACCATTGAATGAGCCAACGGCAACGCAGACTGTTGAGAATCCATTCAAAACAGGAAACCTTACAGAACAGGGCAAATTAATTCAAAGCGATAGGGAAAAAGCACGTGAAATGTATTTCGCTGTGTATAATAAACACCCTTCGTGGTGATAAAAGGAGTTAAGTTATGGCTTACACAAAAATTGCTGATGTAATTCAGCCTGAATTGTTCGCTCAGTATGTTATTGATAAAACATCAGAGAAGAGCGAAATTATGAATGCTGGTGTTGTTGAGAACAATGCTGAGCTTAACCGTCTCATCACAGGCGGTGGCACAATTCTTACAATGCCAAAATGGAATGATTTGGGTGGTAAATCACAGGTACTTGATGACACTAATCCTATTGAGGTTAACAACATCACAAGTAAATCAGAGCTTGCAACATTGCTTATCCGTGCTAATGCATGGGGTGCGCATGAGCTTGCTGGTGCGCTTGCTGGTGATGACCCGATGAAAGCGATTGCAGACCGTGTTTCTGATTGGTGGGTACGTGATGAGAAATCAAACATCATTTCAATTCTCAATGGTGTTTTCGGTTCATCAAGTATGTCTGGGCTTGTACATGATATTTCCGCTCAGGGTACAAGCGCAATCTCAGCTAATGCTGTTCTGGATGCAAAACAGCTCATGGGTGATGCTTCTGACCTTCTCACAATGATTTACATGCATTCAGCAACATTCACAGAGCTTCAGAAACAGAACGTAATTCAGTTTATTCCTGTTGCTGAGAGCAAGATTCAGATTCCAACTTATCTTGGATATCGTGTTGTTTGTGATGATTCAGCTCCATTCCTTCCAAAAGCCAAAGCTGTTTATGAGCTTACTCTTGGTGGAACATTCGCAACTGATGATACTATCACTGTTGACAGTGAGACTTATACAGTTCTTGCAACTGACACGACAAATACAATTCTTGCATCAAGCCTTGTAACAGCCCTTAAAGCAAATGCTACACTCAATGGCAAGTTTGATATCACATCAACTGGTGCAGTTGTTAAGTTTGTTCAGAAAGTTGAGGGAACAGGTGACAGACCTACTGTAACAAAATCATCAACCGCTGGTACTGTTGCAATTGTCACGGTTACAAGCGGACTTGCAAAGTCTGTCTACACAACTTACCTTCTTGCTCGTGGTGCAATCCAGCGTGGTATGGGTACACCTGTAAGTCTTACACAGGTTGAGACAGACCGTGATTCTCTTGGTTCAACTGATTACCTTATCAACCGTCAGGCAAAAGTTCTTCATCCAAAGGGTATCTCTTGGGTTGGTGGTGCATTAATCAGTGGTGCAACACCATCAGATGCAGAGCTTGCTAACGGTTCTTACTGGAATCGTGTATCTGAAATCAAGAAAGTTGGTATGGTCAAACTTGTACATACACTCGACTAAGGCGGTGTAATATGGGTTTAAGTTCATTCAACGCTATGAGGGCAAGAATGAAAGCACAGAAAAAACTTGCTGAATCTGAATTAAAAGAAACGGCAAGTTTTTCTGAGCCGACAGTTGAGCCTGTTAAAGCTGAAGTGTCTGAAACTATTCTTGAAAAAGCTGATGAAATTGAGCTTCCATCCGTAAAACAGGAACAGGAAACTGAGAAAAAGGCTTCAAAGAAAAAGACTGATGCTGAAAAGCTGAAAAAGAAAAAGGAATAAGCGAATATGGCAGATGACAATGAAACTGAATTTGATTATCTTGCGACAGTCAAGTTACTCTTGGGGATAAATGATAATGATACAGATGAAGTCCTCCGACTGTATTTGTCAATTGTCAAGCAACAAATCCTTAATTATTGTAACATCAGCGAATTGCCATCTGCTTTAGATTATACGCTTTGTGAAATGGTTGCTGATATATACCGTGATTCACTGAAAAAGAACGGTGAGCATGGTATTGTCGGTAATGTCGCAAGCGTAAGTGAGGATGGAAGAAGCGTATCTTTCACGAACGGCACGGAAATGATGACAGCCGTTAATGATAAGATATCTAAAACAACTGAATTGAACAGGTTCAAGAAGCTGTACAGGATATGAGCGGTTTTAATTTCGGTCAGATTGGAAACATCATGTCGGAGCTTTTCGATTCCGACTATGTAGACATCAAGCGTGATGCTGATGGAAAGTTGCAGGAAGTGTACTCAAATATTCTGTGTCACGTTGCCTATTCATCTACCGATAATCCTAATCCTGAGACAGTTGATATTAAGCCTATAATTCAGTCATTGACCGTACATTTTCCGCTATGGGTGGATATACGCAATAATGATTTCATCATAGCCAAAAAAATGTCACATGATGGAACATTGCTTGCTGTATATAGTGGAAGATGCGGTAATCCGATAGTTTCACAGGGCAGACAGAAAGTGTTGGTTGCTATGAGCGCAACTCACAGTGAAGAGCCGACACCACCACCTCCACAGAATCCTGTTCAAATTACGGTTGGATTTGTTTCTGATAATGTTCCGATTCAGGAATCTACCGTATATCAGGTTGAGAAAGGTCAGTCATTTGTTCTTAACGCATTGGACATTGATAATTTTGTTGCGGTTGATTGTGAGATTGATGGTGTGCTTCAGGGTGCTACGACAGCGATAATAAGCGACATTGAGGATGCTCACAATGTTGTTTTTATTTATGAGCCATCTGATGTTTCGACTGGTTACAGATTCCTTGTGAAAGGATTATATACAAAAGATGATGGAAGCCTTGCCAATGGTTATCATTTGTATAAGCGGATTGGTATTGATTCCATATCTGAATTGGAAGGTGTTTTTACTATTACTTGTGATGATTTGAATATTGAGCATGAGGATAATGGTAAGATGCTTACGATTAAAAAAGGTGCTGAGATTGTTCTTATGCCTGATAATACTTTTGTCAAGGTTACGGATATACTCAGCGCATTGAACGGAAAAGTTACGTTTAAGGCTGTGAGGTTTGTACCTACAGAGGAAGAGCGGAACGCATATATAACAGGGTGGTATGATTGATGGGTTTCAAGGTGGATTTCAGCGATTTGGAAAAGTTGAAGGATGCTTTGATTATAACTGAGAACGAATTTAATTCCTTTCTGTATGATTTCTTGTTGGAAATGGCTGAAAGGGTTATTGCTAAGACTAAACCTAGAACACCTGTTGACACT